GCGCCTGCGAGTTGTGCAGCCGCGCGTGGATGGACGAGAACACCGCAGCGCCCTGCTCGATGAGCGCCTGCGTGGTGCCCACCGGCATCTGCGAACTCACGTCGGCGATCTTCTCCTCGCTGGTGGTCACAACCCCCTTGGCCGCATCGGTGAGCCACCCCAGCAGCCGGAACAGCACCTCGCTGGGCGGGTTGAACGGCATGGGCATCGCGATCTTGCGGACATCGTCCACGCCCGGGGCGCCCTCGATCTCGGTGACCTGCGTGACCTCGACGTTCTGCGACTGCCCGCTGATCTTCGCGCCCTTGATCTTGAGCATCGTGGCGCTGTTGTTGATGTGCGCGGTGTCCAGCAGCGCACGCAACGCGCCGGTCAGCGCCGCGGTCAGGCCCCCGATGAGGTGCGGGAGACCCACGGCATAGGCGCCACGCCACGGGATGAACTTGTACTCGATGACCCAGTCCAACTTGGTCATCGTCTCATCGCCCTGCTCCCAGTTGCGATAGAGCCCGATGACCTTGCTGTCCAGTTCATCGATCATCAGGATGTACGGGGCGCTTTCGCCCTTGCTGTAGTCGTCCTCCTCCAGCGAGAGCCATGTGTAGGTGTGGTAGACGCGACGCATCCCGTCTTCCGAGTCCTGATACTCGCGACCCTCGATCTTGTCGTTCGCCGCCCCGGATGCAGACGGCTCGGGCTCCATCGTCGCGCGGATGAAGTTCAGGTCGCGATACAGTCCCGAGCCCACGCGCTGGTCGAACTCCCACTGCGTGATGTCCTGCTGCTCGGTCGCACGCTGCGCGGTGTAGAAGTTCGTCGCTGCGAACGGAAGAACGATGTTGTCGATCGAGATGAACTCCGCGCACGGCCTGCGCCGCTTCTCGTCGTACCACAACTTCAGGAACTGGCTCCCGCCCATGGGCAACTGGGTCAGCATCTGCTCCAGTTCGTCGCGGAACTCCTCGACCTGCTCGGTGAGTTGCCAGTTCATGAAGTCGCGCTTGCGCTCGGCGACCTCGGTCTTCGCGTCCGTCACGTCCCCCAGAATCTTCGTGCGGGTCGGGCCCTCCGGGGGCATCAGTTCCTTCATCGCGCGGGCAGCGAAATCGACGCACGCCTCGGCCATGATCGGATGCACCACCCGGCTCGCGCCTTGGAACTGAGCCCCTCCGGGCGCGTCCTGACCCAGTCCAGTGCGACGCAGGCCCTCCTCGTACTGCTTGTCCCGCTCCTTCCTCGCCTGCTTGTCCTTCTCGATCAATTGCAGGTAGCGCAGCGCGATCTTGTCCAACTCGAACGAGTCGATCTTCTCCGCGAGGTTCTCGTAGAAGTCAGGGTCCTCCTCCGGGCCGGCGAAGTCCTGCAGGTTCACCACGGCAGACCCGTCAGGCAACTCCTCGACTTCGCCCATCTCCTCGGGCACCTCCACCTCGACACCCTCCTCAGGGATGTCCCTCATCCCGTCCACGAAGCGGCCAAACTCTTGGTCGATCGGAAACTCGGTTGCCATCGCCTATCCCTTGCTTTTGTGTAACTACGGGTGTACGCTTTCAGATCGGAGGTGAACCATGACCACAGCGAAGAAAAGAGCCGTCTTGCATTCCAACTGGGTCGTCCCTGACGGGGACGGCTGGAAGATCATCTCGAAGATCGAGGACTGGGAAACCGTCGGGTGGTACAAGTCCGAGGAGCGGGCATACGCCCGCGCCGTCGAACTGGACTACCAGCACCAGAAGGTGCTGCAGGAGTACATCGGCCTCATTGAACGTCTGCAGGAATCATCTCGTCTTCCATGGCACGCAGTCTTGCTCTCTCGCGTGCTGCGGCTGGTGACATGGGCCCTGCGCCCTCTGCGCCGTAGTCGCCCATGTACAGCCGGTCCATCGCCTCGTCCGCCACCCCGTAGGTAAACCGCGGGGCGCGGTTCTTCATGACCTCCCGGGCCACCTCTTGCGCTTGCGAGAACTCCCGGGGGAACGAGCCTCCATACTCGTAGGGCATGACCACCAGACCGCCCAGACGCGGGTTGTGGGCCGCGATCATGTTCGGCAGGCGCTGACCCATCGCGATCACCTGCTCGTTGCTCAGAGCGCCACTGCTGGGCCTCACGAGCATCGCAGAGGCCTGCCGCGGCTCATTGTAGAGCATCGGCACGAATCGGTGAGCCGCCATCGCCTCCTGATTCAGGTCCACGCCCGCCTGCGCGATGTCGCGCCGCAGCGGCCTGTTCGTGCTCAGGTTTCCCGCCCCGGGCACGTCAACCGCCACCATCGGGTTGGTCTCCAGTCGGCCCGCCTCGTTCATGTAGACGCCCTGCCCGGGCCTCGCGAACGTGCGCTGACCGCCCATCGTCCGCATCGACACCGGCGCATTCTCCCCGGTGATCAGCGCCCGGGTGACCTCGTCCTGCCACCCGCGCGGTCGGGCATTGGCCAGATCAGGCGCCACCGCCTCGGTCGTCACCGTCGCAGGCACGAATGGCCGGCGGGCGTTCACATAGGCCCTGTTCGCCATCCTGTTCAGTCCACCGCGCCACGCCGCGCCAGCCGCCACCGGCACGCCGATGCCCGCCGCGGTCTCCAGCACAGGCCGCTCCGTGGGCGACGCAAGCCCCCGCTTGACCATCTGCTCCTGCCACCACTCCGTGCCGCCCGGGGGACGCTCCAGTCGCTGGGCAAGCCGCCCGGGCGCCGCCTCCGGCAAGTCTCGCCCGAGGTTCTGCCGCTGCATGAACGCCCGCTCAGGGCTCATGTTCAGCCCCGGGGTGGCCTCGGCCATCAACTGCCCGCCCATGCCCGCCAGACTCGCCACGTCCACCGGAGTGCCCAGCGTGCCCGCCACCAAGCCACGCATCACCAGATCACGCGCAGCACCCGACTGGCGCAGACTCGCCACCTCCTCCGCGGTCTGCTCTCGCAACCTGCGCCACACGTCTTCGAGGAACCGCCGAGCGACCTCTTGCCGCTCCCTCATCCCGCCGGACCCTTGCGGTGCTCCACCCTCGGCCAGTTGCTGGTCGTACATCATCCGCCCGCTATCCGTCGAATCCGGCACCGACTCGTCAGGCCCGAGCACGGGCTGGCCACCCTGCGCCATCATCACCGCGCCACCAGACGCCGCGTGCATCTCTCGCGCCCACTTCTCCGCGGCCTCGGGACTGTCGAACGCGCTGATGCGCCGAACCTCTCCACCCTCTGCTTTCCCGGGCGCAGAACCACGCAGGAAGTCCTCTCCTCGGATCACCCTCTCCAACGTCCTCAGAGGATTTTGCCCCGTCTGCTGTGCGGTCTCTCGGACAAGCCTCTCCAAGTTGTCCACATACAACTCCGGCGCCGTCTTCAACGCAGTCACATCACCTGACCCATACCATCCCAACGCTTGCGCCTCTGCAGGCGCCACGTCAAACCTGCGTGCGGCTCGCTGCCACAAGTCCTCGAACCCAGCGTACTCAGACCCAGAGGGCGCGGCAATCCAGAACCCCGGGCGCTCCTTGGCCTGCTTGATCGTCATCAGCCCAGATTCAACCATCTCGCGCGGGCGATGCACGTTGATCCTCTCGCCCGTGTTCGGGTCCTTCTCAACCACCTGCGTTTCCAACCACCTCGGGTCACCGCGCTCGATCACAGGACCTCGCACCGCATTCACGTCTACCGTCACAGGGCGCAAGTTGCCAAGCAAGTTTCGATAGAACGTCCCGAGTTTCGCGTTCGGAGGCAACGCGCCTTCTATGTCGCCATGGGCGATCTGTTTGCCTCGACTGAAGATCGCACTCTGTGCAAGTGAGCCGTACCCCTCGGGCAACTCGACAGGAGTTCCCTCGGGCGCAAGTTCAGGGTTCTTCTTGATCTTGTTCGTGAGCAGATACGCATCTTCAGGCAACTGCCCGGTCCTGCTCAGATGCCACAGGTAAGAACCCATTCGGTTTTGCTGGTTAACCGGATTGCGTTGACTGGCAGACGCCAACTGCCCCATGAAAGACCTGTACTCCTCAGGAGACAGGCCAATGTCCATCGCCACCTGCCGCAACGGCTCCGTCCCATACCACTCTCGCATCCCCAGTTCATCGCCCTTGCGGATGAGCGCATTGACCTTCTCCCTCGCCAAACGACTGTCCAGAAGGTCCTGCATCCGCTCGGTGTACTTGGGAGCCACATTCGCCGCTCTGGCCCTGTCAACGCTCTGAATCCTCGGCAGGTCCACTTGCTCGACGTTGGGCGTATACATCCCCTGCGAGCGAGGCATCAACGGCCCCATCGTGCCCATGGGCGTCGTGCTCGGCGCCTGATGAGAACGAAGAATGTCCTGCATCCTGCGAGAAGGCTCTTCAGCGCGTCTGGATTGCTCCAGAGCCTCCTTTGCAACCCTCAACACCTTTCCACCCTTCGCCATGCCCTCACCCCCTTGAATCTTCGCGATCTCGTCCGCGGTCAGGTACTCGCCCAGTTCGGGCATCACCCCACGATACTGCTCCGGCAGGTCAGCACGCCGCTGCAAGCCGGTGTTGCCGAAGTCGCCAATCTGCCCCCACCTGCCCGAGCGAATGAAGTCCTGCACATAGGGCTGGTACTCCGCGTTCGGGGCGAGGTTCGACTTGCCCTTGATCTGCACGATGCTGTCCCTCGACGCCAAGTCCGGGCGAACGGTGCGAAGCCACTCGTGCAGACTTCCGATGCCGTTCTCGGCGTACATCTGGTCCTTGTACGCCTGAAACAGCCCCGGCTCCATCGCTTCCAGATCAGCGCCGCTGACAGGAGCATTACCGATCGGCGGTCCCACCTCGATGGTCACATGAGGATTGCCCTTGGCGTCCCGCAGCGAGTAGATGCGCGACCGCCCGGACATCACGTCGGGACAGTAGCCGCCGACGCAGTGCCCCATCATCTCGCCCTCGTACTTGAGCGCATCCTGCAGGGCAGGCTCCGACAGCGCACGCGCCGCAGCCTGCTCAGGGTCCGCAGTTCCCGGGCCGCGCCCGATGTCATCGAGCGAGTCCTCCAGATCGGCCCTCGAAGTCGCGAAGACCTCCTTGCCGTCGCGGTCGAACACGCGGAACACCCGGAACATCTCGGCGTCGTCCTCGTCCGCATAGTCCGGGTCGATCATGTCGTCGTACTTGCCCACATAGCCCTCGGGCAGACGATCGCTCGCACGCAACTCCACCCACCTCAGTCCACGCGGGTTGTTCTCCGCGTACTCCTTGTGGACGCGGATCGCAGGGCTGTTCGCACGCGCGAGGTCTGCCTCCGCCTTCTGCGCGGCCCGCCACGCATTGATGTCGGCTACGCGCCGCACGGCATCCGACACCGACAGGCGACCCAGAGACTCCGGTCGCAGTCGCAGGTTCTGCGGGAGCCCAGACTCCGGGTCCAGCGCGTTGTGCAGTTCATCGCGCAGATGGCCAAAGCCTCCATAGCCAGAGGTGCCGATTTCATGGCGCAGATCATCTGCATTGAACGCGAGGGCGTTCGGCCTCTCCGCGGCGTACTTGCCCCCGACGAGTTCCAGTTCCTCGGCGGTAGGCTGGCCAGCCCTTGCAGCAAGCGCATAGTCACTGAAGGGGCGCGGCTCACCGATCACATAGTCGGTCTCGTCCTCCCACCTCCGCGCAAGGTCGGACTGAGCCACGCCCCGCTCTGGATAGCCTTGGCTTGCCCTCATCCTTCGGACAGAGGCCCCCGCCAAAGTGTCCGGCTCGTAGTGCAGCACGCCCTCTTCAGCCAGTTTCCGAATCGGATCAGATTCGGTTCCCATCTGGTTCCTGATGTACTTGTTCAACTGGCGGTCAAGCCAGTCGTTCATCGCGGCGGCACGCTGCAGTTGCGGGAAGGACGACTGGTTCTCAACATCCACGCCCATCTCCCGCGCCTCTCGGATGGTCTGGCGCGGATCGACCCGACTCCTCACCCTCACCTGCAACTTCGATGTCAGAGGCTCCCTCGACCCTCCAGACTCCGCCCAGTTGCCTCCCGGCTCCTTGATGATCTGCGTCATCCCGCGAGTCTCGGGCGCAGCACGCCGTCCCATCTCGCGCACCGCACGCGCCGCCCGGGCCAAGCCACCGCCGGCGAACGGGAAGTCGCCCGGATCGCCCACCTTCGCCCCGCGCGTCAGCACCAGAGGCCCGACCTGCAGCACCTCCTCACCACCAACGATCGGCTCCATCGTGCGCCGGTCGTAGAAGTAGCCGTGCCTCTCCGGGTCGTATCCAACCTGCCGCCACTCAGGATGGTCCAGATACGCCTGTGCGCGTTCGATCGCCTCGGCCTCTGTCACAGGGCTCCACTCGCCGCGGATCGTCGCAAACGGCGCCTTGGGGCCTCCCATGGCCACCTTCATTGCCTTCTCGGGAGCGCCGTGCATCGTCGCACCACGCACCGAGGACACAGGGCCGTACACCGTGGGCCTCTCGGGACGATGCACCGCGTTCACCCACACCCCATGGTCACGGTACGCCGGGATGTCCAGACGCAGGTCCGCACGCTCGCCAGCGGTCATGTCCCGCGTCCCTCCCCACGCAGCACGCTGCGGCTCCCTCAGGGCTCGCATCGCCTCCTCGGTCGTCGCAGGCGCCGGCACGAACCGATACGGCTCCACAGGCTTGTGCTCGCGCACCAGCCGCGCGTACTCCTCAGGCGTGAGACGGCCCTCCTTCACCAGTCGAGCAGCCTCGGTCAGTTCCGGCACGCGCCGCAACACGTCGGTGTGGCTCATGTCCAGTCTCGACACCTTCGGGGCCAGCGCCTTGATCACCTTGACCTTGCTCATCTCGACCTCACGCTGCGTAGGGGTTCACGCGCTTGGGCAGCGCGTCCACATAGTCGTCGTCATCGTATCGCGGCTCAGGGTTGATCTCCAACCAACCGCTGTCCTTCAGATACCGAATCGCTTGCGTTGCGCTATCGACGTAGTCGTCATGCGTTGCATCCGGGAACGAACACAGTTGCGACAGGAACCCCTCCGCCCAGTCGCGCACATACCCTCGACGCACGCTGCTCTCAGGCAACCACACCCGCCCGGTCGCGAAGATGGACGCGGTGATCTGCAGCCTCTGCATCTTGTCCGCTCGCCCCGGGTTCCACGCCACGACAGGCAGATGCGCCGCCCTCAGTTCTTGGATGAGCGAGATGCCCGCCGCCTTGTCCTCGACCACGATCAGGTCCGGGCGCTTCGCATCCTTGCCCTCGCCATACGACGTGCGCCACTCCTCCAACACCTTCGGCTTCAACCTCGGGAAGTCGAGATGCTCGGCCCAGCAGTCGATCAGCAGCACGCTCATCGGCCCGTCATCAGGCCTGAACACGCCCCACGTCGTAGACGCCGTCGGGTCGTTGTAGGTCTTCTCGCTGAACGCGCAGTCGTAGGACTGCAGGATGAACTCGAACCGCGGGAACGGCTTGTCGTGCGGCCAGAGCCGGAACATATCGCGACTGACGACCTTGCCCTCTTCGAGGTCCACCAGTTTCCCGAGCACCTCCTGCTCGTACAACTTCGAGCCGCGGTACTGCTCCAACTGGTGCCTGAACGTCGGCGCGAGGTTCTCTGCGTTCTCGTAGGTCGAGGCCCGGGAGATGATGACATCCTCGCCCTCGCGGCCCACCAGATCGATGATGAGGTCCTTCGGGCGCGGCGTCGTCGTGACCACCACCCGCGGCTTTGAGCCCAGTCGCAGGCCGAACATCATCATGTCCCACGCCTCTTGCAGGTACTGGAACGCCGCCAACTCGTCGCAGTTGTGAACGACAATGCCGTTCGCCACGAACTCATGCTCTCCCTCAGTCGTCAGGTTATAGGTCGTTTGATTCGGAGAC